GTCGCACAGAAAGAAAGGGGCGTTGCATTACTGCAATTAAAAGAAAGAATAGTGTTCTAAGGGCCCACCGCTATTAACGGATTTTACCTTAGCGCACCTCCCATAAAAGGGATTAAGAAGAAGCCCGTTAAACACGGTGAAGAAGAAATTGGGATTGACTGAAACACACAGCAGTAAATCACAATTTCCTTCTTCATGACAAGGTCGCACAGAAAGAAAGGTCTAATTGAAACCCAATAGGTTTGTGGTTCCCAACCCACCCTATTATTAACGCATTCACCATAGGCAAATGGACAACACATGGCTCCCCAACATCATCCTTGTTCAATCACATCACTGAGGCCCTTCACTAACACGTTGACGCTTAACTTTACGAAGGTAGCTTACGCTAATCACCACCGGCTACAGTGGCAACCATGACTATTTCTAGCCAGCCCGCATTTCAACAATAGTTATCTCCCTCAACTTATAACCAAACAAAAACTAGTCGGCATGCATGTCCTAGTTGAAAAGGTAGTGGTCAAATAGTGTAAAATATTGATAATTAACCTAGGGTAGGTGTCAACAACACAGCCTACACATACCCCTATTAAAAACAAAACGAATTACAAAACTAAATGACGTGCCTCTATAACCCTAAGGAACGTGATTCCAACATAACCAAACTTTTATAAACACAACCAACCACTTAAATTAGTGCTAAAGCAGAAGCATACGTTGCAATACGAACAGTACTAGCGGTAACTGTGGTGGCAGCAGCATAACTTATTATCAAATTCTCACCAGCATTAATACAATTAACCGCAAAGACTTCATACAAACCAGTAGTACCAGTAAGAAAAGGCGTGGTACCACTAACTTGCACCCTAATAACATTACCTGTCATAACACCAACGGCAAGAATCCCTGTACCAGCAATATTAACTGTTAGGAGGTACTGTCCAGGACGATTAAAGGTGATGGTGTTAACAGCAGCTGTAACATCAAGACCCCCCGTACGAATTGGGGCATCACCCATGAAACTGGCATCAGATACATTTAGGTTACCAACAAAATTCACAGAAAGTGAATTAGCAATTGCTGATATATCGGTTTGTGGAGTAAGAAATTCGACATCATATTCGACATATAACTCACCAATAAGGGAATCATCAACACAACCAATAGTCCCCACAAACAACCTACCTATATCATAAGTCTTGATATCAAGGTTGCTTTGGAGCCCACCAGAACGTATATATCGCTGAACCCCAAACTTAAGCAAGTCTGAGGTTTTACAAACATTAGAACATTCATTCCAAACAGATGATCGAACAGCACCATTATATGACATAAGCTGGATCTTGGATTGTGGAGCGGAGTCAGAGGCATCATAATCAACCCCCAACATGACAGCACCACTAGTGTTTGTAGATTTCTGAGTAAGAAAAATAAAGTTTAAAGACCTAAACTTATATGATTCAAACTGAGCAGCAATTTGGGCCAACCAAGGAAATGTATTATACAATCCAGGGTTGATTGAGAATGCAATAGCAGAAAAGGCAAGAGAGCCCTTAATATCAGCAACAAACTCACGATGGCGAACACTAATTCTACCATCCCCAACTGATTGGGACTGCACTATCTTAGGAGATGTGGTCCTCATAGTTCGTGTTTTAGCAACAGGAGCGTTGATAATCGACGAACGGCCATTTTCATTAAGACGTCTACGACGTATGCGTCTATTTTTAGGCAAAACCTTGGGAGGTTTTGCTTGAGCGAGAACTTTACTCTTGGAGTTACTCATTCCCAAATGGGTGTAACCTCAGGTGAGTGGAGAGCCAATGACGTCCATGACTCAACATCCAACTCATCAGGAAGAAACTCACACCCGGAAATTTGAAACTTCCAAGAGTCGAAAAACTTTTCTAGAGATAATTGTTTTGAGATATCCATTCCGAAGGCTTTGAAAAAAGAAAGCCTGGCTTCTGGAGTGACAGGTTTAGGATTAACTCTCATGAGGTGCTTCATGTTCAATCGTTTTAATTCACGATAAACACGGTAATAAGTTGCATCAACCTCATCCAATTGTATCATGTCATTAGTGTCGGCGTTACGCATAAGAGCAAGAGCATAACTTTGTAAAACAGGAATTCCTAAGTTGAGAACCAACTCACCCATTCCAATTGTATTAATCAATTTACGCCTTGATTTATCAGAATCAACATACTTAACGCCTATCAATGATGAAGACAATACTTTATCAACATCACGAACGAACTTATACTTACCAGGCCCATAAGCAACAGGTTTTCCTTGACACCACTGCACATCTTCCATACAACAAGCTACATTCTCTACCTTAACTTCATGGCCATAAGATAGGAACTCATTGTATATATTATTTTCAACCCAGGACAAATCTTCAGCTTCGATTATAAGTAAACAATCGTCACCATCATCTAATAGATCATAATCATGACCACCCATAAAAGTGGAAACCATCAATATCATCAATAGACAGTTTCCCAAGGCAGTATTCATATCACCAGACATCCGCTTACCCAGCGCCACATACTTGATACCTTTAGAACTAACACCATAGTTCTTGAGTTGATAAGAAAGTAACTCAGCGAACCATGGATCTCTACACATGTACTTATAAAATGAGTGTTCAATTTTCAACATCTCAACGTCCACGTGTTGATCAAATCTTGAGGCATCAAGAGATAATATTCTAGGGTCACGAAACCTACGGAGTTTATTAGATAAAAGATTCCCTCTCTCGGTCATACTAAGCCCTTTACCAATCAAGCGTGTGTTAGGTAATTTCTTACCATCGCCGACCATCTGGTAAATTGCGTGCTCGCAAGGCTTAAGAAAACGTGCAATTTCGACACAATATTTTGGATCTCTAAATTGTATAGCTCTTGGATCAGGATTAATCTTCTTCTGATCTAAGGCAAGTTTTTCGAACTTCACAAACATTTTAATTCTAGCGTCACGTCTAGTCACACCATGATCAATAACATACTCTGTAGCTTTCATGTATCGTGCGCGCTTAACGCCAGAATACAATGAAGGCATTACAAAGTAGTCATCAGGTATAACCCGAGGTAACAGCTTCTTCATAATTTTAGCCTGTTTGCGAAGATTTGCCAACCCAGCAACGGTTGGTTTTGGTACTTCACCTAACACTCTATTGCGTAGAGCGATAGTTTGGTTGTGTAAACAGTCATGATGAGCGAAGTACTCTTTAGCACCATCATAACTAGGTCGAGCGATTTTTACAAATCGTCTTTGATGATCTACCCCAGTATCATTTGGCAACTCGGCGACAGAACAGCCTTCAGCAAGGGGTTTTAATTCCTTACTTCCAGCACAAGTTGCAGGAACTGATACAGGGCATCCTCATTTCACAGGCATAGTTACACCACTTGGCATCATACCAGATGAAAACCAAGAAGTGACACCGAACATAGAATCTACTACACCAGGCAATGACCATGATTCAAAGCATACTTCTTCAAAAATAGTGCTTTGTGTGGCTAAATGGGTGACTTTAATAATTTGATCAAGACATTGTATTTCTGACCAATTACGTCGATTCAACCTAAGCCATTGATCGGCTTTAAGTTTACACTCACGACTTGTCAATGTATTACGAGGTACCAAACCCATTTGTTTGATGCAATGAGCTAAAAGTTCAGCATCACATCCATTCTCAGCAGCAAGATGTTGTATTTCATAAACAATATCAACAGGACCAACACGCGCTAAATACCAAGGACGTTTAATATACAGAACAGCCACTATAGGAACCACAAATGCCAACCAACAATAATCATCCGTGGAACCTAACACAATAGTAATAACCAAGTTAACAAGATACCAAAAGGCTGATCTAATCCTAAGTCTTCGGTATCTAGGGTAGTGAACATCAGGCAATAGTTTGAAATTAAATGGCATGTCATATAAGTAAAAAAAATATAAAACTAGATAGAACCAATAAATAACAGTCCATCTAGATAGAGGATTGCAGGGAGGGAAAGCAACATTGTTTTCCCTTCTCACATCATTAAGTTGTGTACGCAACTTAACAACCTCTAATTCCAACTTATACCGACCTACCATCTCCTCTTGTTCAATATGTGCAAGAGGCACAAACCTTCCATTAACAACACCAACATTGGTTTGATCAATGGGCCCAGTGTTACCAGAAGTAACAGCTAAGGGTAATCCTTGACCACCAACGCCGGGGTTAAGTGGAGGCAAACCCCCAGTGTTGCCAGAAACAACAGCTAAGGGAGCAGCCTGCCCAACACCTGAAGCCACTATCCCAGTGCTGCCAGAAGCAACAACTAAGGGAACCGTAGCGACAGGATTCACAACCACATTACGAGCTCGTACACGTGGAACACGATACTGGTTATTATTGTTGAGATTACCCTGAAGGCAAAACACAGCAATATGACCAGGTTGACCACAATTGTAACAAACGCGTACTGGAACTTGATTCTGGTGCATTGTGTTAGCACCCATCCCTCGAGCACTTGGAGGGGCACGGGGTTGGCTACCAACACCCGAACCGTCGTCACGATTTGCTCGTCGACGACGTGGATTCCATCTGTTGCCAGATGAAAAGGGGACAGAGTTGGGACTCTGCCCTACGGGGAGCAAACCACCGTTGTGGTCTGA